TACCTCGATCTGTGGTCACTTCGGTGTCCAGCCAGCCGAGATTGGCTTTGCCCCTAAGGGCGGTCTAGGCGGAGCAGGGTTCGAGGAGGGCAGAGCTGAGACAGCCGAGGCTCTCGGTATCCAGCCTCTAGCTAACTGGATCAGCAAGATGATTACCAACCTCAGCTACACATATCTCAAAATGCCACGCGAACTAGAGTTCCGCCTGATGACCTCAAAGCGGATGGATAACGAGTCGAGTGCTCGCAAGGCTCAGATAGAAGTCACATCTGCAGGTAAAACTATCAACGAGCGCAGATCAGAACTAGGACTACCACTACTAGATACCCCACAGGCTGATATGCCTATGCTCGTGGCAGGTGCAGACATCTTCCTGTTCTCTCCAGACGGCATCATCAACGCCAAAGAGGTCGTTTCAGCTCCTACTTTGGAGGGCGAAAATGCCACACCGACCACACCCACTACTCCTGATCTCAGCGATGAGAAGCCTGAGGAGGAGGAAGCACCGGATGACGATGACGAGATTGGTGAGGCGACTCGTGATGAGGTCAAAGCGTTCATGAAGTGGGCATCAAAGGGCAGGAGAGCCCGTCTATTCGAGTTCAAAGCCCTAGACCCTATCGTGGCCGATGCTCTAAACAAGTGCGCAGTAGAGGGAGACTTCGATACGGCTAGAGCCCTAGCCAAAGCGTATCTGACATGACATGGCAACGAGCTATGGAGGCTGATGCTCGTCTAGCGGCTAGAAATGCGACCAAGATACGCGCTGCGCTGAAACAGAGCATCAACAGTAAGACCATATTTGAGGCATATCAGGCTACACAGCCACAGCCATCGGGCAATCTCGCACAGGATAGAGCTCGCGCTCGCGCATGGGCGATTATCAATGTGAGAGTAAATCTAGAGGCTGTGAAGATGATCCTCCTACGAGTCTGGGCTACCGGATATCTACTAGGTGATCTCGCTGCTCAGGAGCTCATCGCAGAGGCAGAGCGCAGAAGGTCAAAAAGCGCGGATATAGTCAAGGCAGATATAGATATCACTATCGATTGGTCTAGCTGGGAGCCAGGAGATCAGATATCTGCACTCATACTCAAGCCCACACGAGCATTCCGCAGACTATTAGAGGCACAGGGCATCACACTCAAAGACCTCAGCAACACAGAGCTGAAAGACATAGGCAACGCTATCGGTGAGGCTGTAGCACTAGGTCTATCGCCTAAACAGGCTGCAAAGCTCATAAATCAGACAGTCGCTAGTCCTATGCGAGCCCTCATGATTGCTATCACCGAGTCAAACAGAGCAGTATCGGCAGCAACAGTCGCTCGATATAGCGAGGCAGGTCTAGCTGAGATGGAGTGGACTACCTTCGATCCATGTCCTATCTGCGCACAGAATGATGGACAGACTGTAGGTATCGGCGCACCTTTCCCATCGGGTCACACACAGCCACCGGCACATCCCAACTGCAGATGCGCACTACTGCCGGTCATCCCTGACTTCAATGCACCTAACTACACAGGTGGACAAGTCCTACAGCTCGCATCTATGCCATCACAAAATCACGAACCTGTTAGAGTTAGACATATCAATCCCTATGTAGCACAGATCGAATAGGTGGACTTATGGCCGATGGTTTCGTTCCTCCTCAGTCAGTACGCAGTAATGCAAAGCGTGGGCTAGAGCTCAGAGAAAAGCATGGGCGCGGAGGTACGGCTGTAGGGGTCGCACGAGCTAGAGATTTATCCAATGGCGCATCTATCAGCTATGACACTATCAAGCGGATGAACAGCTACTTCGCTCGTCATGAGGTAGATAAGAAGGGCGAGGGTTGGGGAAAAGACTCGGCAGGATACATCGCATGGCTACTATGGGGTGGCGATGCAGGATGGTCTTGGGCTAGAGGCATCATCAGATCACAAGAAAGCAAGGAGAAGTCCACTATGAGCAATCTGACTACCTCGTACTTTGGTATCGAGAAGGCGGATAGAAACTCTGACGGCACTCTGACTGTCTATGGCAAGGCAACAGATGACTCAGTAGATATAGATCAACAGATATGCGATGGTGAGTGGCTAGATCGAGCCATGCCAGCATGGTTCAAGTCCGGTGGAAACATCCGAGAGCAGCACAGCAATATCGCTGCAGGTGTAGCCAAAGAGTATGAGCTCAAGCGCGATGGACACTACATCACAGCCCTAGTCGTTGATCCTGTATCAGTCAAAAAGGTAGAGACAGGTGTACTCAAAGGTTTCTCTATAGGTATCAAGAACCCACGCGTGACACGAGACAAAGTGGCAGCCAATGGGCGCATCGTAGATGGTCAGATAGTCGAGGTATCCCTAGTGGATAGACCGGCAAATCCAAACTGTCAGCTAGTCCTAGCGAAGTCTGCAATGGGCGAGGACTCTATGATCCAGGTAGAGGAGCTCATCGAGAAGGCTGATGAGAAGCCTGACTATGAGAGCATCAACGAGGGCGGAGCAGGATCAGAACCTGCGGATATGGAGCTCTACAACCGAGTCAAGCGTGAGGCTAAAGAGAAGTTCGATGTATATCCATCGGCTGTAGCGAATGCCTGGGTGGTACGCGAGTACAAGAAGCGTGGGGGCAAGTACAAACGCAAAACAAAAAAGACCGCCAATACTTTAGACTTACTGCACATCTCTGAGGAGGATGCCATGACAACACTAGCTAACGAGATCGTTCAGCTATCCAAAGCGTATCGGGGTACAGACCTCCTCAAGTTTGACCGCAAGACATATGACTCTGCTCGACAAGCGTTAGCACAGCTCATCGCTATCGAAGCAGAAGAAATGAGTGAGGGACATGATGAACAGATGTCACTCGCTCACCTACTACAGGCAGTACACCACCTCTTTGCATGGTACGAAGGGGAGAAAGCAGAGGGAGAAGTGGAAGAAGTACTAGAAGATATCGAGCTCGCAGCCAAAAAGGATGAGGAGTCCAAAAAGCCTGAGGCCGATAAGAAAAAGACAGAGCATGAGGATGATGAGGACATGAAGAAGTTCATGCCTAAGAAAGATGAGTCCAAAGAGTCATTCATGAAGCGATGCAAAGAGGCTGGCATGAAAGATGATGCCATCAAGAGCATGTGCGACAAGTACTACAAGGCAGATGCTGATGCAGAGAAATCTGCAGAGGTGACTAAGTGCCTAGAGTGCGGATGTGCTCAGCCAGGATCAGATCATGGACTCACACAAACGAACGATTTTGCAAATGTAGCGAAGCCATCTCATGTGACAACAGCAGAGATGTACACACCTGACCAGACACCTAAGAGTGCAGAGCCAGATGATGCTGAAAAGAAAGAAGAAGATGAAGTTTCTGCGGATGAGCCTAAGTCTGCAGATGTAGAAGCCATCGTTGAAGAAGCGATAAAGAGCGCAACACAGTCCATCAGAACGGAGATCGAGGCACTCATGTCTGCAAAAGAGGCAGCAGAGGGTCGTGCGATGAGTTTGGAAACTGAGTTAGCTACGGCTAAATCTCTCGCGGCAGCAGGAGGCCCAAAGCGCACAGCGAAACCTGTGGCTGAAACCTCTAGCGACCTTCTAGTAAAGGCTGCTATGTATAACGCGAAAGCAAAGGCAACAACTGACCCAACACTTGCAAAGGGATATCGCGCTCTAGCTGAGAAGTTTGCAGCAGAGCATGACACCCTGAACAAGTAAAACCCAAACAACGAAAGGAACACACAATGGCTGAAATGCCTCGTGCTACTGATCTCTTCGGTGATGTTTCACCGGTAGAGGCAGCGCAACGCCATGAGGAATACCTCGGTAGCCTCAACAAGTCATTGGGTAATGCCTCAACTGTTCCAGGACAAGCACCTGTTGATGCGACATCGGCTCTAGAGTCACTCGCAGCAAACAAGTCCCTTGCTCCTGATGCAGTAGCTGGACTACAGAATGCACTCGCCGCACAACGCATGGCGATGCAGGATATCCAGAAGGACATCACCCTTACATCTCCATTGAGCACATCTTTCGCAGCCTTCGATCTAGAAGCACCTGCAAAACTGCTCACACCACGCCCAACTCCACTTCGCAACCGCATCCCTCGTAAGAAGGGTGTGGGTACATCTCACCGTGTAAAGAGAATCCTCGGATACACAGGTACAGGTACAGGCGGAATCGGAAACACATGGCCTGGTATTACTGAAAGCTCAACAGCCACATTCGGTTCTATCAACTACGAACGCGGCCCAAAGATTTCATATGCTGCTGACGACCTAGTGTTGCCATACAACAGCTACTCACTATCCGACAGCGTTTCGTTTGATGCTAACTTCTCAGGTCTTGGATATCAAGATCTTCGTCAGCTCTCATCTACATCCACGCTATATGCAACGATGTTGATGGAAGAACGCATGATGCTTATGGCTCGTGGTACTGCATCTGGCTACTCAGGCGCACTATCAGCACCTACCTTCGCACTCGCATCACCTGTTGCATCAGGATCACAAACAGCTCTCGCAGCGACCACTTACTATGTAAATGTCACCGCAGATGCTGGTATCTCAGGCAACGGCTTTGGCGAGTCCATCCTCGGTACAGAGGCTTCTACTGCAGTCGCATCAGGCGATGTTCTTACTGTCACAGTAAGCACCGCAGTCGCAGGTGCTCTTGGCTACAACATCTATGTTGGTACAGCTACAGGCGCAGCGAACCTCAAGTATCAGGGAACACTTCGCGGAACAGGCACTTTCACCATCCAGGGTGCAACTGCTACAGGTTTGACCGGCAACAACGCTGCATTCACCACATCAGGTGCAGCAGCATCTCGCGCAGCAGCAGATACCTCTGCATATGCAACAGGATATGACGGCATCCTTCCTACTGTCCTCGGAGCTAACTCAGGCTACAACAACAGCATCAACAGCACTTTCAGCACAGCCAACCCTGGCGCAGAGTTCCAGACTGTGTTCGCACAGCTCTACTCAAATGTCAAGGCTGATCCTGATCTAGTGCTAC